CAACGCCGCGATACAGCCAGGGGACAGCCGCGTACATGGCTTGCACGCTGTCTGCGTTGTTGTTCGGGTCGCCGCTCAGGAAGTCCCAGGCTTCATCCGGGTACTGGTCAAGCAGTATAGATTTAGTTCCGTAAACGTTGTTTGCAATTAGTTTAGCCATGTTTCATCCTTTTACCAGAGCCATGATGAGCCATCCAACTTATACACCAAATACCGCATCGGGTCGCATCCGTGATCGTTCATTTTTACCGGCTGCTCTTTGTTCGGTTTGCCGTCCGGCGTTTTCTGCCACGCATAGCCGGGTACTTCGTCAATCGTGCAGAACGGGCGCTTTTCACTTTCAAGCAGTGGGTCTGGCGATACCAACGCACCACGAACAAAAAAGATACGCGGCTTCTTATCTTCCTGTACTTTCATCCGCGCCTTGACTGCCTGAATACCGGGTGACACATCCTTGATAGCCGCAACAGTATCGACGCCATGTTTCGCCATCGTTGCGCGGTCCTCCGCGTCGTGGTCGGCTATCGTCTGTTCGATGTACTCACCTTCTGACAGTCTGATAATTTCAGGCGTCAAATCTTCAACGAGCCGCCGCGTCTGGTACAGTTCACGGTACAAGTATAACCGACCATCGGCATCCATGCCCCACCATTGGCAGACAAACGGGTTTGAATAACCAAAGTCCACAGCACGAAAACGGCGCACAAACTCGGGGCAATCTTCGCGGTTGATAAGGTGTACCGCCGGGTCATACTCATCATAGATCGCGCCTTCGGCCTGTACCCATAAGCCATCTACGAGCCGTTGCTTTAGGACGCCGGTCAGCTTCGCAAGGTTGGCAAGGTACGCGGGCGCGTTGTACGGGTTGTCTTTCGCGCCGCTGTAATAAACTTCGGCCTGCCCACCCTTGATAAGATCGGTATAAATCCAGTGGGTAGGGCTGTCCGGGTTCGTTGTCAATATAATCTGTTGCCAATCGGCGGCGGTATGCCTGACGCGGCCAATAATCTCTTCGTAGTCCTGGCGCGAGAATGCGTTTGCTTCCTCGAACCATGCCCCATCCAGGCCACCATCACCACCAATCGAGCGCACGCTCTCGCGCTGTTTCGCGTCCATCATACCGCCCGAATAGATTACGCTTCCGTTCGGGTAATGGAATGAACCATCTGAAACGCTGTATTTGATGCGCTTATCTTCGGCCATTACCGACTTCCACATGAACGGCACAATCGAGCGGCCTGCCCATTCGCGTGCCTTGCGTAATATAAGCCACGTGCTATCCGGGTACTTCCAGCAGTAGGCGTTTATCTTCTCTGCGGCTACTTTCGATTTGCCGCCGCCCGCGCTTCCGGTCAGGAGTAGGGCGCTGGCTTTCGACTTCCACGCAGGCACTTGCCAGGGTAGCGGTTTGTAAGGTGCGAGCAGGTCACTTCTTTTCATCGTCCCAATCTTCCGGGCTGATACCAATGTAACCCTTTATCTTTTCGCCGCCGCTGGTAACGTCTACGTTGCTCGGCACTTTCCCGAACGCGTATTCCAGGAACGTGACGCGCTGCTTTGGGTCTTTCGCCATCTGGCGCAAGATGACCTCGACCGCCGTAAGGTTGCCCTGCTTCGTCTCGACCACTTCATGCGCGAGTTGCTGAGCTAAGGCCCGGAGCGCGTCAAAAGACTTGGGGCGACCTTTGCGGTTTATGCGCGGGTCGCCTTTCTTGAATTGCGTCTCTTTGGGCGGATTCTTGTATGCCATGCCTGTTATTTACCTGTATCGTCTTTTCTAACCAACTTCATGCCGTAGTTGTTCGGCTCATCAGGAATAACGATGCTTGCGGTCAAGGGCAACCCGAGCGAACCTGAGAAAAAGAAACTTACTGATTGGTGGAAAAGCGTAACACGCGGAGCGTCAAAGCTGTTCAACGTGTTCACGTTCAACGCCGACAGCGTTACCCCCGTTATGATTGGGGAAGGTCTGGACGGCCTGAGCAACAACTCCATGACCGTTGAGAAGCGCGAAGATATTAGCACCGCCCTGGGCGTTCCCCAATCAATCCTGTTCTCGACCAACGCGGGCGGGATTGGCGGCGGCGGGATTGTGACCGGCGACCGGCTGAACTTCTATGAGTTCAAAGTCATTCCGCTCGTGAAGCTGATCGTGGGCGTATTGAATGAACAGCAATTAGCCGCGTCAGGGTATCGGCTGGCCGTCAATGAAAACGAGATGGCGATTTACCAGAAGGACGAAGCCGAGCGCGCAAAGGGACTGAGCGAGATTGTCACCGCCCTGGATAAGCCAGAGTCATTCCTGCTCGCGGCTGACATTATCGGATACGAGATTGACGAAGAAACCCGCGCCAAAGTGGAAGCCATGATTGCAGAGCGCAAGGCGAAGCCAGAACCTGAGCCGCAACCCGCGCCCGTTGCAGTCCAACCCGAAGAACCGGAAGAACCCGACGATGACGAGCCGGAAGAAATGCCGACACGCTCTGCCTGGGCTGATGATGTTGCCCGTTGGCGGCGTAAGGCACTGAAGGTCGGCGGCGCGTGTGAGTTCGCCAGCGATACCATTCCCGACGGGATGCACAACACGATTGTGTACCGGCTGAAATCAGCAAAGACGCCTGATGAAATCAAAGCCGCGTTTGATGTCAAAGAAGAAAGGCAGGCAGACGATACTAGCAAGCTACTGCTAGAAACAGCAATCCGCATGATGAGCGAGGGATAAAATGGCAACTCATCTAAAGGTTATTCGTGGCGATTGGGATCATGGCCTGAACGTTGCGCGCGGGCTTGTCCCGTTCGTGACCCGCGTCAATAAGTTCGGCGCAGCCCCGCAGGGCATCCAGACCACCGTCACCGACATTTGGAGCAGGGCAGACGCAACCCCGACACAGCAGATATGGTTGGCCCCAACCGCCGCCCGCATACACGCGATTGTATCAAGCTCTGCCAGTGACGCGGCAGGCGGGACGGGCGCAGCGTCCATTGTTTTATACGGGCTGAAAACGTGGGCAAGCGCAGAGACAAACGAAACAATCACCCTGACCGGCCAGACCCCCGTCAATACCGCAAACAGCTATGTCATAATCCACCGTATGAAATGCGTGGCGCAGGCCACGACTACGGCGGTAGGGGTGAATGTCGGAACGATCACAGCAACAGCCGCAACCGATAACACCGTTACTGCCGTTATTATTGCGGGCGATGGCCAGACAGAAATGGCGATTTACGGCATTCCGTCAGGCTACACATTTTACATGAAGCGCTGGGGCGTTGCTGTTGCCCGTGCCGCGCAGACTACAACCGCCGATTTTGAGTTACGGGTAAACGAAAATCCGAACGTGCAGACGCTTGCATATTTGCGCAAGGATGACATGAGCATTGTGACATCCGGCTCATCTGGGCGTGAACGCGTTTATGACATCCCGCCATCTTTCAGCGGCCCATGTATTATCAAAGTACAGGCGACCGCAAGCGCAGCCGACACGGACGGTAAAAGCGGCTTTGATGGCTATATCGTGGCAAACTAGGAGTGACATGGAACACTATCTGATTTTATTTCTGCTGTTCTTGTTGTGGCTGGATAACTCCCGCCTTGGCGCGTCATGGCTAAACAAGGCGCGTAACACCGTGAGCGCCGCCCGTCATGCGCTCAGAAAGTTGCATAAATGAAAACTGATGCACTCGCCGCAATTGTTACTGCCGCCGATGCGCTGGGTAAAAAGGGCATCTATTCCGATCTTGACGCATCCCTGACGCTGGCAATCAAGACGGTCAACTACTATACCCGCGTCATGTGGCAGGCTACGCTTGACCTATCACGCGGTGCGATTGACGGGCGCGGCTTTGAAGATGTTATGATAACGCTCATCGAAGGGCAGATGAGACGCGCCTGGAACGAAGGGATGCGCAATGTTGGCCTTGACCCGGCGCAGGATTTCACGCCTGAGATGGAGCAAGAGTTACAGAACATCATTTCGGCTGAGTTCGAGTTTGTCAACCGCTATATTGATGACGTGCAAAAGGTTGTAGCGGCTGGCGGGGATGTAAACCAGTTTCGCGCCCGCGTGGATATGTGGGCTAATCGCTATGTCGATGTTGTCAATCGCGCCGAGATATTCTGCAAGCCTAAAGATTTATTCGTCTGGCGGCTGGGTGCAACCGAGCAGCATTGCGAAGATTGCGCGGGCTACGCTGGGCGAATTATGACCGGCGCGGAATGGGCGAAAGAGAAGCAGCCCCAGGGCCGCGATCTGGCCTGCAAGGGCTATAATTGCGACTGTACGCTTGAGCGGGTTGTCAGTGTTTGACCCGCGTCTCCGCGCCGAATAAGACGAGTAAGCGCGGGGGTGCGGTATAATTGAGTAAAGAGAAAGGACAGGAGATGGAGATATGCCCGAATTGTAAAGGCCAAAACACAACGGAACACAGCGGCGGCAATCTTTTCAAAAGAGTTCATAGTTGCGACGATTGCGGCTTGAAGTTTATATCAGAGAGTGACGTTGCCGAATACGAAAATGAGATAATGTTCGGGCTGGGCACTTGCTCAAAATGTGGCGCAAAAGATTTGCGCTTTGACGCGACCGGAGAACTATTGCAACACGGTGATTGTGATTGTCGCGTTGCTGTCAAGCCGAGAGGAATATTTCCGTGGTAACAATTGATATTCGCGGCGTTGAAGAAATACAAGCATTCCTGCGCACTGTTCCGCGTGGGACTATTCGCGTTGCGATTGATGCGATTGCCGATTATCTGCTCGGCAACGAACGGCGCGGGCTGAAACATTCCCCGCCGCGCGTGCAGCATGGCCCAGGCAATCCGTATAAATGGCAGAGCGAGAAACAGCGCCGCGCATACTTTGCCACAGATGGCTTTGGCGGCGGAATCCTCTACCGGCGCACGGGCAAGATGGCCGAGAGCTGGCAGAAACGCGCCACAAATGACGGCTACCGGATGAGCCTAAAGAACGCGTCATCGTATGCGCAATACGTTCAAGGCGACCGGCAACAGACGGGACACGCCGCCGACAAGTGGCGCAAAGTGGCCGCGATCATCAGCACGAACATGACCGGAGCAATGCGGGCCGCAAATCAGGCCGTCGAAAGATGGCTGAAAGCGAGAAACAAATGAGCATCAAAATTACAGAATGGAAAATGAACGGAATGCAGATGGTTGAGCATTCGCGCTTCAATGGGATTTGGCCGGTTTATGAATTGGTACGCCGATTATTTCTGTCTCTTTTCTGCAAACACGACTACAGCGGCGCATCAAGCGATAAGCACCCATTTTGCACAAACTGCGGAATCAGGGAAGCGAGCGACAAGTGACAAGCATAATCCGCAAGCACTCAGAAATAACTCGCCCGGAATGGATTGCATACCGCTGGATTGAAGTAACGGCTTGCGGCGACCCGGAGCCGTTATACTTTCGTACTATATTGCGCAGTATTGGAGAACACGAGCAGGCGGCAAAGGATTTTGACCTATCTGCGCAGGCATACCGGAAAGCAATCGCACTAGAAGCCACAGAGAGCGAGAATAAATGAGCGCAGAATCTTTTACACAAATTCTATATGCCCTCTTTGCGGCTTTAGTTGTTCTTTTCTGGGCAGGAAAGATAGCAAGGATAATCGAAATTCTATTCTCTAAATAGATATTGACATTCATTTTCATTTGTGATACGATACTTGCATAATGTTCGGTGTGCTGGAATTGGCATACTGGTCTCGGTAGTAACGAGATGTCCTAAGCGGCGACGCTGGCTGCGGGTTCGAATCCCGTCACTGAACATTATTTCAAAGACAACTAAATAAACACCCCGCGCTCATAGGCCGCGAAACGGCAGAGAAAGCGGGCGCAGGACACACAAGGCTATAAGTCATACTAGCGTGTGCGGAAGTTATTTCCGCACACGCTTTTTTGTTATCTCGGAGTAAATCACATGGCAGACGAAGAACTGCAAAGTAACGCGCTGAAAGCAATCTCAAAGACAGATGACGAACTCAGAGCCGCCAATTATATCGTCTTGTTTGGTGGGCGCGATCTTAGCGCGGTTCGTTTTCTTGGCAACACAAGACCGCTATTCAAAAATCCAGACGGCAGCCAGGGCGAGTTTTTTTCCAAGTCTGTCAATCTTGAAAGCGACTATACCGCGCTTGGCAAGCTGCCTATAAATTGGGAACACGGACAAGACCCTGACGGCATGGGCGTTGACGGCGACGAATTGCTAGGCTACGTGGACTGGAAAACCGCCAAAGCAGACGATAAGGGAATTTTTGTTGAGCGCGTCTTGAACCGGCGCAAAAAGTACATTCAATGGGTTGAAGAACTCATTGATGCAGGCATGATCGGCACGAGCGTTGAAGCAATCAGCAAGAGCGTGGAAATCAAAGAAAATGGCGAGATTGTAAACTATCCGCTCCGCAAGGACACGCTTACGGTAATGCCGATGGAGCCGCGTATGATGACCGCGAACGCATTGCACGCGCTCAAGTCCCTGGCGGGCGTCATGCCGTCAATCAAATCAGTTATACCGTCCGAACCGGACGATAACGCACAACCCGAACCGACAGCACAGACCGAGACAACGGGAGCGCAAATCGAAACGGGCACAATCAACAACGGAGTAAAGACAATGGAAATCACCAAAGACGAACTCCAAGAGATGCTCGAAACTGCCAGCACCAAAGCCGTCAACGGCTTCGTTGCCGCGCAGCCGTCAGCCGTCACCCCTGACATTCAGATTGTCAGTGATGAAGCCGACCGCGCTCTCGCTGGAAACCCATTCAAGACTGCGCAAGATTTCTTTGTTGCAGTCAAAAACGCGGGCGTGTATCCGTCCGAACTTGACAAGCGGCTCCTGCCCTTGAAGGCGACCGGCTTAAATGAAGCTATCCCCAGCCAGGGCGGATTCCTTGTCCCGCCCACGATGGCGAGCGGCATTCTCGAAGGCATGTACCAGACCGGCAATCTCCTGTCGCAGTTCAACCCTATTCCGGTTGCTGGCAATGGTATGACCTTCAATGCCGTTGACGAAACCAGCCGCGCTACCGGCTCACGCTGGGGTGGCGTCACTGGTTACTGGATGGCCGAAGCTGGAACAAAGACCGCTTCCAAACCTTCCTTCCGTCAGATTGAGTTGAAACTCAAGAAAGTTGCCGCGCTCTGCGTTGCAACTGATGAACTGCTCGAAGATGCTTCCGCTTTGGCCGCATGGCTTCAGCGCACTGTCCCGATGGAGTTGCAGTTCAAAGTCGAAGATGCGATTGTGAACGGCGACGGCGTTGGAAAGCCCCTGGGCATTATGAACAGCGGCGCTCTGAAAACCATCGCTACCCGCGTTGACGCTGGCGAGATTGATGCGGTCGACCTGGGCAATATGTGGGCCGGTCGCGCTACTGAGTTCAATGATTACATCTGGCTCGTCTCTCCCCGCGCTTTCCCGCAGCTTTTAAACATGAGCATCGGCAACACCCCCGTCTTTATCGGCGCGGGTGGCATTCGTGGCGACAGCGCCCCCAACACCCTGCTCGGTCGCCCGATGTTTGAAACCGAATACAACGCGGCACTCGGCACGGTTGGCGACATTATCCTGATGTCACCTTCCGCTTACCCGATGATCACGAAGGGAGGCGGCGTTCAATCGGCTTCGAGCATCCATGTCTACTTCACCGCTGACGAAACCGCTTTCCGCTTTGTTTACCGCGTTGACGGCGCTCCTTCCTGGTACACCACGCGGACTGAGAAAGACACCAGCACTACCAGCCCGTTCGTTGTTCTGAGCGCCAGCACTTAGGAGATGATGAGATGAATAACGTAAAATTCGCTCAAGGTATGAAAATCCTGCCTATCTTGTCCCCGGCTGACATTGTTGATGCCGCGACCAAGACGACCTTCGTTGACCTGAAGGGCGCGAACTGGGCAACCCTGGCCTTCCACTTTGGGGCCATCACCTGCGACGTTCCAACCGTCACCGTGAAATGCTCCACCGCAGCCACCACGACCGGCGCTGTTGCCGTTGCGTTCAAGTATCGCCTTTCGACCGTCTACGCTACTGAGCCTGACGGCTGGGGCGCGATCACCCAGGCAACCACCACCGGCGCGGCTCCTGCTGTGACTGATGACGGCGGCATCTTGCTAATCGAAATCGACCCGCAAGACATCGCAGCCGAAGGCACAGACTACCGCTACTTGCACGGCCTGATCACCCCCGCCGCTGACATCACCGTTTGTGTGGTAGGCGCTCAGGCTTGGCTTGAACCCAAGTATCCGGGTAACGCTATTCCGGTTGTTCGCACCACCTAGTATTACACTTGACGCGGGGCGGGTAGAAATGCCCGCCCCGTAGAAAGCGCAATCATTGAAAAAGACAGTCGTTATTTTAGGAAATTACGAAGGCACGCGGGTGCTGTTCGATTGGAAACGCACCGACTGCGACATCTGGGCGCTGAATGAGATGTTATCGCAGAGCAACCCGAAAGAGAAATGGATTGAACGGGCAGACGCGATCTTCCAACTCCACGCCCCCGCCATTTGGCGCAACCCTGGCAACCGAACCGACCCCGGCCATTATGATTGGCTAAAGACCCAAACAGATGTGCCGGTTTATATGCAGGAACATTACGAAGATGTGCCAATGAGTGTCAAGTTTCCGCTTGACGAAATCAAGACTTTCTTACTGGCAAACTTCAACATCAAAGATGTATTCAGCAGCACTCTTGCTTATTGCTTGGCGCTTGCAATTCACAAAGGCTATGAGCGCATTGAAACCTACGGCGTTGAACTCGGCACAGAAAGCGAATACTTCCACCAGCGCGAAGGCTTTACATTCTGGGCAGGCTACGCAGCAGGGCGCGGCATCACAACCGTAGTACACACCGACCAGCTATTGCATGCCCCGCTATACGGCTACGAAGGCGAAGTTACCCTGCCTTACCAAACGTTTGTTGACCGGGTTGACGCGCTGAAAGAACACGTGGCAAAGCTGGAAAGTGAGTACCTTGATAGGCGCAAGGAAACCGCGCAAGCGATCATGGCCCTACATAAAGAGATTAGCAACGAGACTTTAGAAACGCTTGCAAAGTCAATCAACGAGCAGATGGTCGCCGCGCAACAATACGGCATCCAAGACGGCGGCCTGCAAGAGAATGAGCGATACATCCGCAAAGCTGACATCATGCGCGAAGCATCCGGCGGGGAGTTCATTTTCAGCCGTCAGGAATTTGAAAGCGCCCGTGTCAGTATGCTTGGCGAACACAAGAAAGCGTCACTTGAAATGCAGACAAACGTCACCCGCCTGAGCCTGATGATACAGACCGTGATGAAGAAACACGGCAAAGCCAAGACGCGCAACTATATCAACCAACTGGCGGGCGTGATTGAAGAATATGTAAAAGCCGTAGTCAAGACCGCAATGCTGGCGGGCGCGTTCTCTGAGAATATGGCATATCTGCAACGGCTTGACGCGGGCATCCGCGCGGCTGGCGGGGCTAAGTCAGTCGAAGCCCTGACAAGGAGCGCGGCATGAACGATCTACACTGGGAAAGCGTAAAAGCCTGTCCCGTTTGCGGCGATGATAACGCGTCGTATTATGGTCAAGGATACATGCCGGTTATCCAGCTTCCCGAAGTAATGGGCGGCTGTCCGATGGCAACCATCACGACCTATGTCATCTGTAACACTTGCGGGCTGATCTTTCAGGTCGGCAGACTGACCGAAGAAAGCGCCCTGAACTTTTACAAAACAGGCGATTACCGCGCAAGCCTGAGCCGACCGCAGGAAGAATTAGACGCAAGCGAACAGCGCACGGTCGCCAAGATACTGCCGCACGTGGAGCCGGGGTCACATCTGGACATCGGATGCTCACGCGGCTACCTGCTGAAAGCGTCAAAAGACCAGTGCAACAAAGTCTTTGGCGTTGAACCATTTGCGGAGTATGTAACCGAAGATGTGCCGACCTGCCGCAGCCTTGACCAAGTACGCGGCCAATGGGATACGATCACCTGCATCCACGTTTTAGAGCATGTAATCGACCCGGTAAAGTATGCCCGTATGATTATCGACCTGTTGAAACCGGGCGGTCGGCTGGTATTGGAAGTGCCAAGTGAGCAAAGCCCCGGCGGGCCAATGAGATTGGCGCATTACTATTTATTCAGGCCACCGGTCATTATGCGCCTGTTTGCTGGGCTTGACCTTATCCAGTTTGACATGAACCCGCATAACTTCTTTGTATTCGAGAAACCGCTACCATGATAAACAATTACGCGACCGTGCAAGAGTTCAAAGCCTACGTGACATCACGCGGGCAGGATGCGCTACCAGACGCCGATGATGATGATGTTATCGACCGCCTGTTAGCTTCCGCATCCCGGCTTATTGACCAGCAAGCGCGGCGCAAGTTCTATCCGCGTATCCAAACACATTATTACGACATCCCCGAAGGTCGCCGCCTATGGCTTGGGGATGACCTGCTCTCGATCACAAGCCTGCTAAACGGCGACAACAGCGCAATGACTGAGTACGGGCTTGAGCAGGTCAACGACCCGCCGTATTATGCCCTGCGCCTGAGAGACTATTCAAGCGTGACATGGGTCACAGACACCAACAACAGCGCCGAAGATGTGATAAAAGTCTTGGGCGAATGGGGCTACCATGACGAGTATACCCAGCGGGCATGGGTCAACGTTGGCACATTATCCGCAGCGGTCACGGATACAACGGGCAAAAGTTTCTCGCTTACGACAGGCCACACCGCATCGACCGGGCGCATCTTCAAAATTGACAGCGAGATTTTCACAGCCAACGTTTACCCGGCTTCGCTGACGGTCACAAAGCGCGGAGACAACGGCTCGACCGCCGCCACTCATCTTATCAACTCGGTCTTGTACCAGTGGCAACCGATGGAAATTATATACGACGCCTGTTTGCAGATTGCCAACAACGCCTATAAGCGGCGCTTTGGCGTGTCTGATACACAAGCGCAATTTGAGACACCCGCAGGCGTGATTGTCACCCCCGGCGATGTCCCGGCCAATGTCATGCGCGTTTTGCGCGATCTAAGGTCGCTCGTATGACAATCAATTGCCAACTCGAAACGGTGACAAGTTCAATCGCCGCGCTGACAATTACCAACGTGCGCGTGATGGACATTACCAACATTCCCGAAGGCACGAAGCTGGCCGGGCCGATCTTGTACCCGCGCCCGCAGGAGTTCGTTACGGACATCGAGTTTACCCGCGAAAGCCAGGGCGGCAACGGTACAGCGCTGATGAACCTGAGTTATTCGCTGCATTACGTTTATCTTCATGCGCCAATCGGGGCTGGCGTGGGCGGGTTGTTTTCTGTCTACTCTGGCCTGATTTCTAATCTCGTTCTGATCATGGAAAAGTTGTTCGCGTCGGACGCGATCACGGGCGTCGTGGATTTGCAACTCGAAGAAGTATCAAGCATCGGCCCCGTCTCTGACCCGGCTGGTAACGCTTATCACGGCGTAGAAATCAGCCTGCGCGTGTTAGAGTTTATTCAATAGGACGGTGACAAATGGCCGGAAGAACAGTCTCGCGCTGGGCAAGGATTTACATAAACGGTTACGACGTAAGCGGGTACACCCGCAGCCTGTCGCCATTGGATTATACCTATGACGAAGCCGACCTGACCGCGCTCTCTGACGCCGCAAAGGGTTATCTTCCGTCTATGGCAAATGTCGGGATTGGCACAGTCAACGCTAACTTTGACAATACCGCAACGGTCAGCGTGCACGCTATCAACTCGCCCGGAAGCTCGAATAACATTATTATCCCGATTGGCGACAGAGCAGAACCGGCGCAGGGCGTCCCGGTCTATTGCGCCAAGCTACAGCAAAAGGACTACCTGACCGCCGAAGATGGCGGGGCTATGACCGCCGCGCTGACCTACGAAAGCTCAACCGCCGCCACTCCTATTGGGTATATGAACCCCTGGGGTGTCTTGCTCCATGCGAAAGGCGCAGAGACAGCAGTCAATACCGCTATCGGCGTTGACGGGCTGGCCGCGTCTACCTTCGGCGGGTATCTTGCCTATCAGGTATTTACGGGAAATGGCACGGCAACGATTAGCGTGGACGTGTCAACCACAACCAATCTAAACGCATCCTTTGGGGCGCTTTCGGGGGCCACATCCGGCTCGATTGATTGCAGCACCCCGAAGTCTGGATTTATCGCGCTGGCTAACCCGTCAGCGGTTGGGCAATACCTGCGCTGGCAGATTGCCTTCGGAACAGCATCATCAGTCACCTTTGCCCTGGCGTTTGTCCGGGGACGAATGTAATCAGAAAAGGAGCAACAAATGGCATCCGCTACCGGACGAACCACATTCAAGCATTTAGTTTTCAACCTTCACGACGGGACGGCACTTCGCAATATCCCGATCAACTCCCTGACAGCCGTCGGCGTGACATATGACGAAGTAGACCT